CACTAAAATTATGACGTTCAGAAACCAAGTGACTTTGTCCGATGGCCGGGTTTTTGACGTTGCTCAAACGAGCTTTACTTCTCGCATGGACATTGCACGGATTTTGCCGTTCAAGGTTTCCGCTAAGTCAACCATTGAGTTTCAGCTAAAGATGTCTGGTCAGACGGCGGACATCGGTGTGTTCGGTGAGGGTGTCGTAGTCAAAGAGCAAGGGAGCTTGTGATGGCTAAGATCGACAAGTCCAAGATGGCATGCAACAAACCCAAGCGTCAGATTTCTGGCGGCAAGAAGTCTGTTGTGAAGGCCTGTAAGGACGGCAAGGAGAAGATTATTCGTTTTGGTGATGCCAACATGACTATCAAGAAGTCGGATCCCAAGCGCAGGAAGTCTTTCCGTGCGAGGCACGGTTGTGATAAAGGTACGTTAGACAAACTAAAGGCCAAGTATTGGTCTTGCAAGGCGTGGTGACGAAATGAGGGTTGACTTTCAGCATATTATTTCCGTGATATCTCTAGGGGTGTTAAGCTGGGGTGCGCTACAGGTTTCTGAAATGAAGGCGGAAGTTGCTGTTGTTTCGTATAAGGTTGAAGAGAACTACGAGATGATCAAGCCTATGTGGCAAGATTTTTTAGTTAGAAGGGCCAACCACTATGACGATATCAAGGGGACAAACAGCGTTCCAAGTTTCCAAGCCTCCAGAAAGGACGAGTAAGATGGGTAAACCGGGACTCTGGGACAATATTGAAAAGAAAAGAGAACGCATTGAGGGCGGCAGCGGAGAACGCATGCGCAGCCCCGGCGATAAAGGTGCTCCTACGGCTAAAGCGATAAAGGATTCGCAAGGAAAAGCTAAAGGTGGTATGGTACGTTATAAGAACGGCGGCTGTGTAATGGCGGGTCGCGGTGTTCGTGACACGAAGATGGGATAAGTAGATGGCAACTTCAGGTTCACGCGACTTTAACATGGACGTAGGCGAGATTATAGAAGAGGCCTACGAACGTTGTGGTATAGAGGTTCGTTCGGGTTATGACGCTCGAACGGCCCGTCGTTCGTTGAACCTGATGTTTGCGGACTGGGCAAACCGTGGCATTAACATGTGGACGGTTAAGGAAGGCACGATCACGCTTACGCAGGGTCAAGCCACTGAGACTTTGGCTACTTCGGTGGTGGATGTTCTTGAGGTGGTGTTGCGCCGAAACGGCACAGATTACGAGATCGAGCGTATTAGTCGGGGGGAGTATGTAACGCTGCCCAATAAAACTACGCAGGGGCGTCCCAGCCAGTATTGGTTGAACAAGCAAATCGCCCCGATAATTAACCTGTGGGCTACTCCCGAAAACTCTACGGATCAGATAATTTATTATTATCTTCAGAGGATTGAGGACGCAGATGCGTTGGTCAACACTACTGACATGCCGTTTCGTTTCTACCCGTGTATGGTAGCAGGGTTAGCTTATTATATCGCAATGAAACGAGCTCCAGAGCGCATCCAGTTATTGAAGGCTGTTTACGAAGAAGAGTTCCAACGCGCTGCGGATGAGGACGGCGACCGAGTTCCTTTGAAGTTGCAACCTAGTATGAGGTATATGAGGGTATAATGGCTTACGCGTCTGGCAAAAACGCATGGGGAATATCTGACCGCTCTGGCTTTCGGTATAGACTGAGAGACATGAAAAAGGAGTGGACGGGTGCGCTTGTGGGTCCAGACGAGTGGGAGCCCAAGCACCCACAGCTTTATCCTCCGAGAGCGTACCCCGATCCGCAGGCTCTTCGTAACCCTCGCCCAGAGAGTGGTTTAGCGGAGCAGAGAAATATTCAGTGGAGTTGGAACCCTGTGGGTGGACCTCCTGACAACGGTATAAATCCGCCAAACAACTTAGTAGCTGTTGGGTCGGTAGGAACGGTGACGGTGACAACATGAGTATGACATATGGCGAACTGAAGCAGGCTCTTCAGGATTACACGGAGAATGACGAGACGACTTTCGTCAACAATCTTCCGTTGTTCATTCGTTTAGCCGAGGAGCGGATACTAAAGAACGTGTCGCTTAATCTGTTTCAAAAGAATCAGTTTGGCAACATGACCAGCGGCAATCAGTATTTGGCTGCGCCTTCGGACTTTCTTGCGCCGTTTTCTTTGAGCTTTGATGTCAACGGTGACGCAGAGTTCTTATTGTTTAAAGATTTGGATTTTGTGCAGACATACACTCCGGACCCGACAACGACGGGACAACCTAAGTATTATGCGCAATTTGATGTCGACAATTTTATCCTCGCGCCGACCCCCGATGCGAACTATACTGTTGACATACATTATCTGTACCGACCAGCGTCGTTGACGGCGGGAGCGGACAGCGGAACGACATGGTTAAGTCAGAACGCCGAGCTCGCCTTGTTATATGGATCGTTGGTCGAGGCTTATATCTTTATGAAGGGTGAGCCTCAGATGATGCAGTTATACGAGCAAAGAATGCAAGAATCTGTTGCTCGCTTGAAAAACCTTGGCGAAGGCCAAGAAACCATCGACGAATACCGCAAGGGACCCGTCACAAGACAACGCACATAAGGAGATGCACAATGGCCTTTAATGGTAATTTTATGTGTACAACTTTTAAGCAGGGTCTCCTGAACGGGGATTTTGATTTTAGTTCGGGCACATCACATGTATTTAAGATCGCACTGTACACGAACAGCGCGGTTCCCACGGACTTCGGCGCGTCATCCGGTACGGATATGAACGCGGATGTTAAGTTTTACGCTGCCAACAATGAGGTTGCAGACACAGGTTCTGGGGGCAACCCATACGCGGCAGGAGGTGGTACACTTACTGTGTCTCAGGTCCCTACGACCAGTGGAACAACTGCGTATTTGAGCTTTAGTACGGAAACATTTACAAACGCTACGATTACGGCTCGTGGTGCGATTATCTATCGTTCAGATGGCTCCGCACCGACGAACGATGCTTGTGTGGTTCTGGACTTTGGTGCGGACAAAACCTCAACATCTGGGGATTTTACCATCACGTTCCCAACGGCGGATGCTTCTAACGCCATTATCCGAGTAGGCTAATGGCAGATATTATCGTAGCCTTTAAGGGCTGGAACTCTTCTGCGCAAGCGTGGGGTTCCAGTACTTGGGGTAACGATAATGCGTTGCCCGGAGCAACGGGTGCCGTAAATTCGGTTACTGTTACTGGCGCAGCAAATGTCCCAACGACAGGGTTGTCGGCAACTGGGTCTGTAGGCACAGTTACGATAGCTGCATCCTCTAATGTCACGGTTGCGGGGATTGAAGCAACTGGCTCGGTTGGTTTAGTTACGATAGCTGCATCCTCTAATGTCACGGTTACGGGCGTTGCTGCCACGGGCGCTATAGGTTCAGTTACAGTTACTGGTGGTTCGTCTGTGGACGTAACCGGAGTTGCAAGCACTGGAGCCGTAGGCTCAGTAACAATTACGGGCACCGCAACAGTTCCAACGACGGGGATATCTGCAACTGGAGCCGTAGGCACGGTTACTATTTCTGCGGGAACAGTAACTTCGGTTACAGGCGTCACAACTCCAACACGAGTTGGAGACCCTACTATCACGGTTGAAAACAAGTTCCCTGTTACAGGGGTTTCTGCCACGGGAGCGGTAGGAAAAGTTCTTGTGTGGAGCCGTGTTGTTCCAAATCAAAATCCAAGCTATACTCCCGAACAACCGACACAATCCCCCGGATGGTCTGGCGAAACGCCGACACAATCTCCGGGTTGGACCCGAACAGCAGCATAGGAAAACACCATGCCCAGTACATATACAACGAATAACGGCCTTGAAAAGATTGGAACCGGAGAACAGTCCGGTACATGGGGCGACACTACAAACCTTAACTTTGACATTTTGGATCAGGCCCTAGACGGTCTGGTTACAGTTACAGCAACAGACACGGGGTCCAGCGGATCCCCTAATACGCTTCCAATTACAGACGGTTCTTTGTCTGATGGGCGCAATCGCTTGATTATCATCACCGACGGCGGGGATTTGGGCGGCAGCGTTTACTACCAGCTTACGCCACCGGATGCGGAGAAGATCGTATTTTTGCGCAACAGCCTGTCTGGATCTCGGGATTTAATCTTGTTTCAAGGGGCGTACAACGCTGCGCGGGACCTGATTGTTCCTGCTGGAAAGGACGTAATTGTTAAGTTTAGCGGAACAGGCACGTCTACTGCGGTTGTCGCGCCTGTGTTTGCGGATTTGAGCTTGGATGCTGCGACGATTGCGTCTGCGGATATTAACGGCGGTACGATTGACGGGGTCACGATTGGTGTAACGTCGGTTGCCACAGTTATTAATGTCGATAATCTGAAGCTCGACGGCAACACGCTCTCGTCTACGGATACGAATGGAAACGTCGTTCTGGCTCCGAATGGAGACGGCGACGTGCAGTTGGACGCGGACACGGTTCGTGTAGGCGACAATAACAATGACGTTACTATTACGACCAACGGTACGGGGGACCTAACCCTTAACACTAACGGCGGGACGAACTCTGGTTCGATTGAGATCCAAGACGGCGTTAATACAAACATTATCGTTACAGCCAATGGCACTGGTAAACTTGAGCTTGCAAACGGAGATATTACAACATCTGCGTCCTCTGGTTCGGATGCGGCGGGACAGGACCTGACGATCCAAGCGGGTGCGTCTACTGGTAACGCGGCTGGCGGGGATATGGTCTTTCAGACTACGCCTGCGGGTGCGGGTTCTGGTACAAACCTAAACAGTTATACCACGGTGTTGACGCTTACAGACGACAGCAAGATGCAGATTGGTACGTCGACAGCGGTCAACAGCATCTTGGATGAAGACGACATGAACTCTGACAGCGACACTGCGCTGGCGACACAGCAGTCTATCAAGGCGTATGTGGATAGTCAGGTTGGTACGGTCGACACATGGTCCGAGGTTCTAGCAAATGGGGCCACGTCTGGGTCGACGGATCCGGAGATTGACTCTGGTCAAAAGCTAAAGACGAATACCATTGAAGAGACGACTGCGGATGCAGGGGTCAAGGTTGATACGTTCACGTTAAAAGACAACGAGGTAAGCATTGATGCGACTTCGGGTACGGATACGGCGGGTACGTCTGTAACGGTAAACTCTGGTCAGGGTACTGGCACAGGCGCAGGCGGTGAGTTGCTATTTAAGGTTGCTCCCGCTGGTTCAGCGGGTACTTCAGTCAACGCCCTAGCAACGGGTATGAAGCTCGACAGCACCAAGGCGTTGTACGTCGATACGATTAACGAACTTACCTCGGCTGCGGGTGTCACCATCGACAGCGTTTTGCTGAAGGACGACGTAGTAAACGCCACAGACATCGAGACATCTACAATCTCAGCCAACGACGGCACCACAGCAATCAACATTGCCGACAGCACAGGCGCGGTGGACATTGATACGTCGCTGAATGTGGATGGTGTGGCTACCGTAGATGGGG